CGGTAAACTTAAAAAAGGATATGTTGAAGATGTTTGGAAATCAATGTCACCAAAACAGAAGAATGAGTTGAAAAACTTTTTGATTTCTGGTGTTGGACACGGTTATACGATTGTTCACAAATTGACTGGTAAAACTGAGGTGTATGAAATTGATAAACAATACATGAACGAAGCGGCAACACCGACTTCATGTAATGTGTACTACGGTGGTAAATCAGGTACCGGTAAACGTATTGACATGGAAATAGAAACAGGTCACTACATTCTTAAACTAAACATACGTGATACACAAGGTGGTGATGGTTATCCTACCCGTATGATGTGTGACTATTCTTATATCTAAAATGGCGTTAACTGATTTTGATAAAATTTTAAAGAGTTACGAAGATACTGAAAATGATTTCGGTTTCTCCGCTATATCTGAACAGGAATATAATTCTACAATCAAAGAGAGTGTGCAAACAGTCGAGAATTACAAAGTTAATTTGGATGAAACAGAAAGACGTTTAGCTGAAGTTGAGAAGATGATTATCCCTTTCCTAAAGAAACTACATAGTACAGGAGATAAAGAATATATCTACTGGCCTAATCGTAAACCAGCAATTGAAAAACAGATTGAGGCAATTTTAAAATTAACTAGAGGATGATAAATTATGAAGCCGTTAGTGACTGTGATTACACCTACAACAGGTGCACCGTATCTACGCCAAGCGATAGAGTCGGTTAAAAATCAAACTTATGATAACATTCAACACTTAGTTGTTGTAGATGGCCAGCCAAAAGGCCGTGTGATTGCAAAAGAATATCCACACCTTGACATAATAGACCTTCCATACCCAACAGGAACCGACCGGTTCAACGGACACCGAATCTATGGTGCATCAGTCTACCTTGCAAAAGGTGACCTGGTTTGTTTCTTGGATGAGGATAATTACTATGACACCACTCATATTGAATCCCTTGTGAATGTAATTCAAAGGGGCAATGATTGGGCTTTCTCATTACGTAAAATTGTAGACAAAGAAAGTAATTATGTTTGCCTTGATGATTGTGAATCATTAGGTAAATGGGAGTCTTGTATTGGTGATTACTTTGTTGATGTTGGATGTTTCTTTTTACCAAAGATGATTGCAATTCAAACAAGTCCAATTTGGTATCGCAAGGCAAGAGAACCTGGAGTGCCAGAAGTTGATAGGATGTTGACTCATGTATTGAGAAACAACAATCTGAAATATGATACCAATGGTGATTACACACTGAACTATCGTACAGGTAATACACAGTTATCAGTACAATCTGAATTCTTCTTACAAGGAAATAAGAAGATGTTTGAAAAATATAATGGAGATTTACCATGGACCAAAAAGACCTAATCATAGGTGCATTTAAAAACTATAACTACGAACAAGTCAAACCTTGGATTGAGTCTATCAATCAATGTGGTTTCAAAGGTGATAAAGTTCTGATTGCAATTGACGCATCACAAGAAACAATCAATAAGATTACACAAGCCGGTTTTATTGCTATATCTGCAAAATCAATGTCTGGTGCGATGTTTCATATGGAACGTTTCATTCATATCTTTGACTATTTGAAAAAACACCGTGACGAATATCGTTATGTTGTCAGTACAGATGTGCGTGATGTAATCTTCCAAAAAGACCCCATGGAATATCTGTCACACATTCTTACTCGCAGTTCAGGTTATGATTTGATTGGTGTGTCTGAATGTATACAAGTTAAAAATGAACATTGGAACCGTGATAACATTTTAAAATGTTTCGGTGCATATTTCTATGAAGAAATCAAAGATTATGAGGTACTAAATGTTGGTACCTTGGCTGGAAAAGCACATGTCATTTGTGATTTGTGTGGTATGTTATACCAATTGTCTTTAAATAGAGCAGATTGGGTTGCAGACCAAGCAGCATATAATGTGTTGATGGGTTGGTATCCATATATTGATGTAACATACATTAGTGGTCTTAATGATGGTTTCTGTTGCAACTTACATGTAACGAATAAACCTATTGAAAAGGACCACTTTGCTCCATTCATCACCGAGAAACATCCAATTTTCGAAGATGGTCTAATGAAAACTGGTGACGGTGAACCTTACTATATTGTACACCAATATGACCGAGATCCAGAATTGAAGAAATTTTACTATGATAAGTATAAGGTTGAAGAATTAATTACTTTTAGGACAATATAATGATTACTATCGTTACTGCTTTTTATGACATTGGACGTGGAGACTGGACACCAGATAAAGGTCTACCACATTATTTACAGAGAACTACTGACACATATATCGAACGTTTTTCACACATGGCTCAGATGGAAAATGAAATGATTGTGTTCTCTACTCCTGATATTATTGAGAAACTAAAGACTTTGCGTGGTGATAGACCAACAAAATTTGTTTCATTTGATATATTTGATAAGTACAAAGATTTGATTAGAGATGTACACAACATTCAAAAGACCGATGCATTTCAGAATCTAATCATTCCACAACAACGAGCAAATCCTGAATATTGGAATGCACACTATGTTGTTGTCAACTTTCTCAAGTCAGTGTTTGTTAATCTAGCAATCAAACACAATATGGTTAGTAATGAATTAGTATCTTGGTTGGATTTTGGTTACTGTCGTACACCAGACAAAGTTCCTGCAAGCAAGAAATGGTCTTATGACTTTGATACAAGCAAGATGCATTTATTCAATTACAAAGACTATGATGATAAACCCATACATGAAATCATTGCAACAAACGATGTTTATATACTTGGTGCAAAGATTGTTGGTGGTGTGACCGCATGGCCTAAATTTGAATCTGCCATGAAAGAGAACTTGGTAGAATTGGGTACTAATGGTCTGATTGATGATGACCAGACACTTATGTTAATGTCAACAATTAAATATCCTGAATTGTTTGAACTACATAAGATTCCAGACCACCAACTCGGACTTGATCCGTTCGTTATTTTTAGTGACTTTAATAAAGAGGTATAATATGAGTGATGTAATTAAATTTAATACTGAGACACAAGCATTTGGTATGCAACGTGCTGCAGCCAAGTGTTCTGGTTACGGCCTTGGTGAATTGACAAAAGGTATGAAACGTGGTTTAGAAATTGGATGTTCTGAGGCCCACACATCAAAGTTTCTACTTGACACAAATCCTGATTTGACATTGTATTCAATCGACCCATATGTTCCATATACAGATTGGAACGGTAATGTATTGAATGATAGACAAGAGTTCTTTGAACGTGTTACAAAAGAAATGTCTGTCTATGGTGATAGATTTGTTTTGATTAGAGATTTTTCTGATAATGTTTTCAATAGATTTGCTGATGGTGAATTCGATTTCATTTTCATTGATGGTTTACATACCTATGAACAATTGACAAAAGACTGTCACAACTATTATTCTAAAGTTAAAGATGGTGGAATTTTCTCTGGCCACGATTATGAAACTATTCCTGGTGTCAATCGTGCAGTTAAAGAGTTTGCACCTACCAAAACTGACAAAGTTCTTACAACTGAATGTGATGTTTGGTATTGGTACAAATGAAATCTATTTTTATCGTAACCTCATGTTTGATACCTGCAATCGGTGTCTTTAGTCCCGATGAACGCCTGAAACAAACACTAGAAACTATTGATTCTATTAGAGAAAAATCTCCAGATTCATTCATCATACTTTCTGATGTGTCAATAGAACCATTGACAGAAAAATATGAAGAACTTGTTTCTAAGGTAAATATGTTCTTGAATTTATCTGGTGTTGACTTCTTGTTACAATTCACTAAAAACGGAATGAAAAGCCAAGGTGAATGTGCAATGATGCATGTTGTATTGGATTACCTGCAACAAAATCCTGATTTATTGGAAGGTGTTGGCCGCATATTCAAAATAACTGGTCGCCTGCAACTTGATGATGGTTTTGATGTGAAAGAGTATGAAGGACTTAATGGTAAATATGTTTTCAAGAAACGTATACCGACTTGGATGAGTGAACCCATTCATGGTGCAACACACGTTTTTGATACTAGACTATGGTCCATGTGTACATCATTGATTGGTACACACATCGAAGCACTAATGAAAGTGTTTCCACTATTAGGTCCGATAGACCTAGAACACGCATATTTTACTGTTTTAGATAAAGAAAAAGTAGTAGAATTTGACAAAGTACACTGCCGAGGTCAGGTGGCCTCGACTGGTGAATGGAAATTCGATTGATTTTGGGTACTATATATCTAAGCCAAGATTTGACAGATTTATGAATCTGTGATATAATCCATTATAAATAACCCTACGGACAACCAAAGTGTGTTGTATTTCAATAGGTAGACAATGTTATCTTTCAAAACGTTTTTAACAGAGCAAGAAGATCCTGAAGAAGGCGCCAGCCGTCAGATTAAACACTTGACGCATGTGGAAGACCGTCCTTTACAAACTGGTGAAAAGGGTGCTTCTCATGCTATAAAATCTTTAACTGCGGCCGCCGAACACATTAAATCTGGCAATAAATCTTCGGAATTGACAACCAAGTATGATGGTTCACCTGCGCTTGTTTATGGCCACCATCCAAAAACAGGTAAATTCTTTGTTGCATCCAAGTCTGCTTTCAATAAAACACCAAAGATTAACTACACACCAAAAGATGTAGACATGAATCATGGCCATGCACCTGGTCTGGCCGCAAAACTAAAAGATGCATTGACACATTTACCTAAGATTGCACCTAAAAAAGGTGTGTATCAAGGTGATATGATGTTTGGCACAGACAAAGATGACAAGAGAAGTGAAAAGGGTGGCGGTACATCATTTCATCCTAATCCATCTGGTCTAACATATACTGCACACGGAACTCATGAAGGTTCTGTTAAAAAGGCAAAGATTGGTGTTGTCACACACTTATCATACCATGGTAAAGATGCAGCAAGTCTAAATGCATCACATGAAGTTGACCACGAAAACTTCAATAAACATTCAGATGTATTTTCTGTTGACCCAAGAATGGACACATCAAAAGTACATTTCAGTCCAGAAGAACAGAAGAAATTCAACAAACATATTACAGCAGCTCAAGCAGTACATGATACTCATGGTGATGATATGTATGCTGGTACCAGCGCACACCACGGTATCGGTGGTTCATTGGAAACATATATGAATCACACTGTACGTACAGGCGAAGAAGCAAATCACAAAAACTTTAAGAATTGGTTGGAAACTGATAGAAATAAAAAAATTGATAAACTTAAAGTTGAAAAGAACAAGAAGGCCAAACAAGCAGACTTGAAAGATGAATTAGGTAAAATTGAACGTAATAAGAAACATTACAATAATCTTTTCAAAATGCATGGTGAATTGCAAAAGGCCAAAGATACACTCATTGGTGTTATGAATCAACACCAAGAATTCCAACACACACATGGCGGCGAATCTGCGAATCCTGAAGGATATGTTTTCCATCACGGTAAAGAATCTGATAAATTTGTTAATCGTGCGGAATTCTCACGTAGAAATTTTGCTGGAATAAGAAACATATGAAAAAGTTTTTAGAAAAATTACACGAAGATGCACAAACCCACACACCTGTGGTGATGGCATTTGGTCGCATGAATCCACCAACTATTGGCCACGAAAAGTTGGTCGATAGAGTTAAACAATTGGCCAAAGATTATAAAGCACCACATCACATTATTGTGTCACATTCTATGGACGCAAAGAAGAATCCGTTGGAACTCGCAAGTAAAATCAAACACGCAAAAAGATTCTTTCCTGGTGCAAACATTACTGGTTCAAGTAAAGAGAAACCTACATTTCTACAACATGCAGCTGCATTACATCAAGCAGGTCACGACCACTTGGTAATGGTTGCGGGTTCGGATCGTATACCAGAATATGAACAAAAACTAAATCAATATAATGGTGAGGGTCCAGGTAAACTATTCAACTTCAAAAAGATTGAAGTTAAGTCTGCTGGCCAACGTGATCCTGATGCTGAAGGTGCAGAAGGTATGTCTGCCTCCAAGATGCGTGAACATGCAAAGAGTGGTGATTTCAACTCTTTTAGACAAGGTGTTCCATCACATGTTCCAGAAAAACATGCGAGAGAATTGTTCCGTGATGTTCGTAAAGGCATGGGACTAAATGAAGATTATAACCGTGGTCTATTCAAAGCAATCTTTGTGACTGGTGGACCAGGTTCAGGTAAGGATGTTATTATTCGTGAAGCAATTGCTGAAAGTAAAGCAGTTGAACTAAACTCAGTACAAGCATTTGACATACTAATGGACAAACAAAAATTGTCCGAAAAAACAACCGACTATCGTAGAGAAGCTATTCGTAACCGTAGTCCTCTGATTATTAATGGACCTGCTGATGACCATATCAGAATGATTACTATTAGAGAAGAACTGGAAGAATTTGGTTACGATACCACTATGGTATTTGTTGATACCACCAACGAAGCCAGTAAAGAACGCAATGAGAAATTGGCAAAATCAATTTCTGAATCGGTTAGATATGATAAGTGGCAATTAGCACAAACTTCAAAAGAAGCATATCGTCAGAATTTTTCCAACTTTATAGATTTCAATAATAGTTCATCTTTTGAAGAAATTCAAGAGGATATTAGTGATACTTATGGAAAAATAAATAGGTTCATCGAGGACAAAAATTACAATGAAATTGCGTTCTCTTGGTTGTCAAGTCGTGGTAAAATTAGTATCACATCATTATTTAAGGAAAATGAAAATGTTAAGAAAAATTCTAGATTTTTTGAAAGTTACAAAACCAAACGCACCAGTGGAAGTCCAAGTCTCAGCACCGGAACCGGTCCAAGAGCAGAAGGTCCAGGAAGTCAACTCACAGATAATCGTGCAGGAGACCCCAACGCCGACAACATCAAGTGGGACGGAAACAACAAGCGAGGAAGTTACACCTTCAAAACCTACAGTGAAGAAGGCCCCAGCCTCAAAGTCAGCCCAATCCCCAAAGAAAGCAACTTCTCCAAGGACAAAGAAAAAGTAAAGCGTAATCGTTTTACCGACTCACCAACTGTTAATCAACGTATGAGAAACATATCAACAGTTGGTCCAGAATTCGATACACGCCAACAGGGAACAGTATACCCTATGTCTGGTCTAGGCGATGTAACATATAGAGAACATGTAGATTTTAAGAATTTTAGGGAATCACATAATGATCCTTCTGATTCAGAAATGGGTGTTTATGGTGTTTTAGGTGGTTCTACAAATAAAGAACCGATGGAAAACCCAAAAGATAAATTTGGTTCTAGTTCAATAAAGAAGAAAAAGAAATGAAAAAATTCACAGAATTTGTAAAAGAATCCACACCAGAAACGGCACACCATGATGCTCAAGAAATCAAACGTCAAAAGAGACATTTGATGGACAAAGCAAAAGAGTATGGTGACCAAGCTGATAGAGAAAAACAATTCGGCCACGGCGGCGCCGCACAAGCTAAAGGTGAAACTATGGCTGCAGCTGCAAAAAATATCAAAGGAGCATAAATGATTAACTTAAAAAAACAAGATCCTATTGCTGATGCAGTAAAAGAAATTTTACAACAAGAGGCACTAAAGGGCAATCAACATAAAATTGATAAAAACAAGAATAACAAAATTGATGCGGAAGACTTTAAACTTCTACGCAAAGAAGAAAATGTTGATGAAGCTCTGAAAGGCAATCAACATAAGATTGACAAAAATAAAAACAATAAGATTGATGCAGAAGATTTCAAAATTCTTCGTAAAGAAGAAACAGTTGAAGAAGGCATCAAAGACATTGCTAAGAAAGCATTCAAAGCTTTGACTGGTGGTTCCGATGAAGACCAACTAAAGTCACTTCAAAAGAGAATGGGTGTGCCACAAACTGGTAAAAAACCACAACCAAAAAATGAAGAAGTTGAACAGATTGAAGAATTGAACAAGTCTACTCTTTCATCTTATGTGAAAAAAGCAAATCAATCCACAAGAGATGCGGCCATGAATTTGGGATACAAAGCAGGCCGCAAAGAAGGTGGTGCTGAGTTTGCTCCTGTTCTTGCTAAGAGAAGAGCTGGTGTTGAAAGAGCATCCGACAAATTAGCAAAAGAGGAAATCATGACAAAAACATTGAAACAATTCAAAGAAAATGCATTTGACTGGAAAAAGAAACCAGAACCAACACCAAACGGTGGTTCAGGTGTAAAACAAGGTTCACGTTATGGTGGTTCCAAACAGAAAGATGTACCTGAGAAGGATACTGACGAAAAAAAGTAAATGAGGCAAAGGGACCAACCAGTCAAGAGGATGGTCCTTTTGTCTCTAGTATCAACGATACACATGATTTAAAGCCTTTGAACCATGCAAGGTACTTGGCCAAAAAATCTTTAAATAGAGTTCAAAAAGAAATGATGAACAAATAAGGCACAATAATGAGCAAAGCACAAACAATAAAATCTATAGTTAAAAAAGGTAGTGCAGAAAAGCCATCTTTTGGAACAAATCCTTGGGATCCATGGTCCGCAAAAGCAAACATTGCGGAAGATGCTGCTTTGGATCAATATTTGACTTCTAGAGGTATCAATCCAAAACATGTTACCAAAGACCAAAAAGTTGCACATTCTAAGAT